CTGTGTATAGATTATGAAAAAGGTAACTATAGTCGGGACAAACATAAGTCCCAAACAATGGTCGAATCTGATTTTAGAACTAAATCTGATTCGTAAACAATGGAAACCATACGCTGACTTTGAAATACAAGGGACAGGTGTTAAAAAAACAATAAAACATGGAACAAATACGTCAAGCGTAAACTTTTTGGCAAAAATGGGGCTGAATGATTAGTGCTGTGCCGTGCTATAAGAAAAATTTTAGGGTAAATTTTTTTTTCAGTGATAACTTTTTTTGGGTGGCACAGATGGCACAGTGGTTTTTTGATCTATTATCGTTGGTATTACTAACAAATAGGTGTGCCAAGAGGTATGGCACAGCGTGGCACAGTCAAATAAGCATTGATTTTACTGGGTTTTCTGTGTATGTACTCGGCGCGCGAGACATTTTTTTTATTTTTAAAAACTTTTTTACCCAAAAATTTCTCTTATAGTATAAGGTTCTGATGAGACGTCCTAAAAAATCAAAATATAAATCTGTAATTATTAATAAGAAAAGATATTACTATTATAAAATTACCTGGATTGATCCGACGGGCGATTCGGGCCATGCAAATGCACATGACTCACTTGGTTTGATTCCATCAACAATGATAACTCATGCTTATGTATTTGAAAAAGATAAAAAATATTTATGGACTTTTGCATCTTACGAAGAGAATGACGAATTATTTTCTGATAGAAATGTGTTTCCACTTGGGTGTATAATAAAAATGGAAAAAATAAATGAAAAATAAAACCTTGACTAAGAATATGCCTAACGTAAAATGGCACGCAATACCGCCCGTAAAGGGACCTAACCCACAAGGTATTACAAGGAGTAAAAATGAAAAACTTTTTAAGACTAACAAAAAGCCACGCAGACAGGGCGCATAATATTGTAAATGGTTTTTTAAATAAACACCAAGGACTTATTCTTTTGATAATTCTAGTTTATCTAGTTCAATATCTTCCGGAGTAATATTAATAATCTCTTTATTGTCATCAAGAATTTTTTTGAGTTTATCTCTAATTTCTTCTGCTGACATGTTATCAACGTTACCAGTCATTACAAGTTTCTGGTCAACGTAAAGGCCACCGGCTTTTCCTCTTGCAACTTCTGCATTTACCGCAGCTGACCATGCACCTTTTTCTAACGCTTGGTTTCTAATTTGTGCTAGCTCTGATATATGTTTCTCAAAACTTATTCCATACTTTTCTTGTACCTCTGCTCTGAGTTCTCCTATATACTTTACAACCAATGGAGATATTTTTGGATTTCTTAACTCTGATGCAGCTTGTCTGGGACGTGTTTTATATCCTGCTTGAAATGCTGCTTCAGCTGGTGAAAGCCTGCCTTCGTTATATACTAATAACTCTGCAAACTTTATTTGTCGTTCTGTTAATTTGGCTGGTACTCCCATAATATTTGACATATAACGTAACTTGTCGTATTAGTCAATGTACGATGAAACCAGAGTCAAAATTTTGGCAAAAAATTAAAAAAAATACACCCAAAATACAATGGACAAGACTAGAATCTTGGTCGTCTTTTGGTACACCAGATCTGTTGGGATATCATGATAATTGTGGTTTTTTCATGGTAGAAATGAAAGTCGCAAGAGGCCCAAAAGTATCGTTCTCACCACACCAAAAACTGTTTCATCAAACCAGAACTAAACGTAACTTTATCATAGTCCAAGACGCCTCTCTTGGACACGTAAAACTTTACGAGAGCTCCGCGATCCACGGTCTGCTGTCCGACCATCGCGAAACGCCATGCTTGGCGCTTGACGATTGGGACCACATTCAACGCTTGTTGCTTGACGCTTGCCCCGACGCTTGAGGCTTGTTGCTTGAAGCTTGCAGCTTGTTGCTTGCAGCTTGAGGCTTGACGCTTGTAGCTTGCCGCTTTGGGCCCCGACCAGGTGCACGCTCTCTCGGCGCCGTCGCGCACTCGTCGCTAATGACCTGATCGGATTTATTACGCAGCTTACGTAATTCTGTATAATACTTTGGATGTTTAAATACGTGCATTAGTGCTTCCCATAACTTACTACTTTTACAGCAGGATCCCAACATTGTCGACAGTCTAAACACTTGCCGCCCTGCTTCGGTGCGGGACAGCTGGCGTCTTTCAATACTACCATTGAAGAGTTAGGCCAGGTGTCGTTGCTCTGTCCAATCATTGGAGGGGAGAACCTGATCACCAGGTTAGCCGGTGCACGGTCCAGGTGGTCTTTAATCCACGCTTCACGTGTTGGCATCCAGTGTTTGGTGTCCGGGGTGAGCTTGCATACTTCAAAAATTTTGTTTAGGTGCTGCAAGTCCTGTACGTCTCCGGCGTCGTGCCACCTGAAATACTTCTGGCGCTTCACCTGGGCCACCATTGCAGCTGTCCAGCGCGCATCGTTGAGCGATTGAAGGCGCACGTATTGCGCTGCCTTAATTGCTTTGTATCTTGTATAGTTACCCTTCAGGGCGTAACACATTGAACAAACTGAATTTTTAATTTTACGTAGCTTGCTGCCTGTCTTGCATTCCCATGCTGGAAGGCTGTAGCTCAGGCCAGGCATCTTGCTTGTTCTGGTCATGCTACCTGTGATGGCTGCTGCTTCTTTTACTTTCATATTATCCTTTCTGTTTACTCTTATATAATCCCATGCTTGCAAATTGTCAAGCTTGTAGCTTGCAGCTTGCCGCTTTTCTTTTTTCTAGTTTAGAATCATTCTAAACTGCTTGCAGCTTGAAGCTTGCAGCTTCAGGGTCCACGCACAATGCGCGGCCCATCCCAGCTGGACCAGCCAACACCAGAGTCTCTGTGATCTAGCGGCGGCGGCGCGTTGACTGATCCCAGGTCCATTGATGGTGTACACATCTGGACGCCGAAGCGCACAATGGACCAGGGATCAGTACTAGTGGCTAATAGGCGATCCCTCTCCAAAGCTTATGAAGGGACACAGCAGTCCTGTCTCGTCACGACCTAGAATATAGCCCAGAAATGTCCAGGCGCCCTAAACTAGTTCTGATCCCAGGTCCGACGTAACGCCTCCGGAAATCTTTAACCTTGAGATTTTATCATTAAGCTTGATCAAAGCCACTCAAGTTTAGCAGATCCATCGGACCAGGGATCAGGACAGGTTGTCTGTGTATCCCTGTCGTAGATCCTACTTGCTTTTTCTGGTGCAAGTCCCATATGCTGTCTTTACCCTGACAGCACTAAGGGAAAGATTTATAGTTTATTGCGCCGATAAATCTTCAAATGAGGGCGCTGGATATAGTATAACAGATAATCCCATAATGTCAATAGATAAAATAAAAAAAATTTATTTTTTTTTTCTTGACTTTAAAATACATATAATATATAATCCCATAATAACAGAAAGGATAATATATGGAAAACGATAAACATTTTACAATTACTTATTATGCTAAAAAACACAAAAAGCATATTTCAAGAAATGCGAAATGGGATAGCTTATGCAAATACTTTACAAGCAAGAGTGGAAATAACTGCATAACTTATTTTGATATTGACGCAAATAATTATAGAACTGCAACAGGGAATTATAAGATAAGATTTTAATTGACATGTATTTAATTATAATGTATAATCCCATAAATAACAAACAGAAAGGAAAAAAATGATGTACTTAATATTAAGAGAAACACACTACGAGGGAATTGACAATAGTTATGATATTGAAGATTTCACAAATGACCATGCAAAAGCAGTTGAAAAATTGCAAGGGTATGTTTTAATAAATGATAGAAAGGATAGGACTTATTCTATTTTAAAATATGAAAGTCCTTTAGTCTTAACGAAAGAAATGGAGGTTGCGTGAGCAGAATAAGATTAAATCAAGAGTACAGAAATAAAATTGCAAATCGTATTAAGGTACATTTGCAACAAGAGGACACACACGAAAAACAAACTTATGACAATTTGAAAGGCGATCAAATTCAGTTGAATGATGACGCATGGAAAATGGCAGAAAAAATTGTGCGTAGGCATTATACCGAAGATGATGTTGCGAAAGCATGGTATCTTCAAAATAAATTTGAAAATGTAAATACTATTGCAAAAGATAGTTGCTTTCATTTTCATTATGTTGGTATGAAAGAAGATAGAGATTACGACAACAATCCTATTATGAAAGAGGCAACAATAGAAAAACATTTTGATTTTAGATTAAATGGTTCTATTGATACCGATAATAACTATTCATCTTCAAGAGATTATGCTTATGGTTATGCTTTGTATCGTGATGAAATTAATGCACAAGAAAACTGCAACGCAGATATTTTGATTGAGCAAGAGGGTAAAGAGAACAACCCACACAAAACAAAATATACTGATAACAACAATCAATATCTAGGTAATGATGACAAAGGTTATGGCAAGGAATGGAATGAAAAATATCAATTAGATTTAATTGGTAGAGATTATTGTAGAGATCGTTCTATTGCATGTTCCGAAGATGAATTCATGTATTTAATGAATTGGAAAAAACAAAAGGGTATGTTTGTTAGAGCACACGAAAATTGGATTAACTCTATTTTAAATCAAATGAAAGAAATTAAAGTTGGTTTGAAAGGTTATAAATATCTTGATGAGGCAATAGAACTTTGCAACGAACTAGGTCTTGCAATTACTGACGCAGAAATAGTTAGAACTAACTCAACAGGATTAACTATCTACAATCCAAAAAATCTTGCAGATAGGGTTAAGAGTATGAAAAACAAAAAAGAGAAAACAAGAGAGGAAAAAATAGCAGAAAGGTTATTATACGAAA